TNNNCATAGATACATCTGCATTTTGGCGTATATCACCAAAATGCAGGTGTATTTTTGTACGCCAAAAAGGAACTGTTTTATGGTCTTGTAGTCTCTCTTTTTAGGATTTTATTGAAAAAATAAAAAAGTTTCAAAAATTTTTCCGATTTTGAAGATACGAGGGGTTTTAGTAGTTAAAGGAGGCGAAAACTAAAACACACTCGAAAACTGCAGAAGGGAGGGTAGCATTTATGTCGACTCCCATTCACAACGAGGAATGCATCGTTGCAATGTATGACAGCTTTGCAAAAACAGTGTTGCGTAACCAGTGCAGAAAACTAATGAAGAGTAAAAAGAGACGAAATAAACATGAAACAGTTGGAACTGCTAAAATGCAATATCTTTTAGAGCGAGAGCCATACCATGATACCTACCCATCGGAGCAGTTAACCTTTTGTTGGGAGGAGTATGTTTGCATTATCAGTAATGAAACATTGTATCAAGCCATGATGCTTCTAAAAGAAGATGAGCGTGCGATACTGGTATTGGATTTTTGGTATGAGATGAGCGATGAAGAAATTGCAGATAAGTTTCAAATTACAACAAGGACGGTATATAACCGAAGACAAAGATCATTTAGAACAATCAAAGGATATTACGAAAGGATAAAAGATGAAGGAAAAATTAACACTTAAAATTATCTGTGCAGCAGTAAGGGGCGAGCTAGAAGCACAGGAGTTTATTCTAAACTATTATGAGAATTACATTAATGCGTTGGTTACAGGAGTACAAGTAGCCGGGAGTGGAGAAAATTTCTATCAAGCAGATGAGGATGTCAAAATTCAGATACAACAACATCTTCTTGAAGCCACAAAGAAATGGAAGGTGGTGGAAAGATGAGATTTGAAACGGATTTATTCGATTTTGCATTTGTACCAGAGTGGTATGCACACCTAGATGAATTAGAGCAAATGGCTCTTCCAGAGTCATGGCAGTTTAAAAAGCCAACTACAGAGCCGAAGAATAAAGATAATCCAATATTAGAAAGATACATACACTCAGTTTTTCGTAAGCAGATTATTGATTATAACGAAGAACGAGATGAGCTACAAGCGTTGAGGGATTTTCATATTGAAAACGAATGTGCCTGCTTTCATACAGGCCTTTACAATCATAGGTATAAGGGAATCTATGCGTTTTTTGATAGGAACAAACGAAGGGACTCGTTGCTTGAATGGTTTTTCAGAGGATTTTGTGATGAGCTATCTGCAAGGCTTCGATATATTGAACCATTGCCAGAGCCACCGATGTATTATCAAAATCAATATGGAGCAAACTTTAATCCAGAGTGGCCAATCAGAGTGAAGGTGGATCACATACTAGGTGATAAAGAAAACATTGAAAGGTTACCAAGTAAGATACAAAAAGCTAAGAACTTACCACTTCTTTTAGAAACCGCTGTGGAGTTAGCAAGGCGAAGGGCGGTTATTGAGCCGGGAAGTGTAGTGCCACAAGGATATCAAGGTCGAGTTCAATTTTTGCTTCCACTTTGTTTAACCAATATGAAAAAACCAGATATAGCAATGACACTAACAATCATGGATGGGTATTATGTAGGGAATACTTGTCTTACACTAGAAATGGCATATATTAATTCAAGGGTAATTGCGAGGCCTTCCGCTTCGTGGTTAACGGATTTATTGAAATGATTTTATAGGAATGAATACGCCCGATGAGATGCAAAAGGGGTGCGTCTCATCGGGCTTTTTTTACCCTTTTTTAAAGTTTTTTGAAAAACTTTTTTAAAGGTGCAATTACCTTGCACCTTTAACTGTTATCTTATGTTCACAAAGCAAATCGGGGAGGAGGTGAGCAAGGATGAGACTATCTTTAAATGAGCGAAGAGCGAAAATATTAAGTGTTCTTTGTACGAGAAGATTTGAAACAATTGATAATTTAGCGACTGAATTTTCAGTGAGTCGAAGAACAATGTTGTATGACATTGAAGCACTTACCCTTGCTCACCCCATCGAAACGGTGCGTGGGAGATACGGTGGAGGCGTTCGGGTTGCTGAGGGCTATTATCTTGGACGTAAATATCTAAAACCAAAGCAGCAAGAGTTATTGAAAAGAATAGCAAATATGCTCGTTGGTGAAGACCTTGCGGTAATGAACAGTATCCTTTCTGATTTTGCTTTAACTAATCAAGCAGAGTATCTGCTTGAAGATATGGAGGTAAAGGAAAATGAAAAGAGTATTTGTTTCAAGTCCATTTAAGGCGGACATTGAACGAAACAGCAAGAAAGCACAGCGGTATGCAAGATACGTCTACCAAAAAGGATACTTGCCAATCGCCCCACATTTGTACTTCCCACAGTTTCTAAGAGAAACGAGTGCCACAGAAAGGATGAGTGGCATCCAGTTTGGCCTGGAGTTTTTAGCCGAGTGTAAAGAAGTATGGGTGTTTGGTGATGACATAAGCGAGGGAATGTATCTTGAACTTACTGAGGCCAAGAGGCTTGGCATCCCAATCTGCTATTTCACAGAAACGGACGGAACATTTGTGGAATCGGAGGTGAGTGCATGAAAAAGAGCGAACTAGAGAAGATTTCCGATGGGCTTAATCTAGTGGCCGATGGGCTACGAGACCTAGCGAAAAAGGAATGTGGCTGTGGGAAGAAGGAGTCCAAAGCAAAAGAGCCAATCATTGATGAAGAGCCAACAAAGGAAGCGTCAACTGATGGAGAAGCAACTGGCGGGGCAGCTTTGCCAAAAGAGCCACAAGTTCATGAGGTAACGATTGAGGATGTAAGGGCAGTCATGGCCGATAAGTCTCAAGATGGAAAGACACAGCAAGTTAAGGCATTACTTAAAAAGTACGATGCAGAAAGACTCTCTGGAGTACAGCCAGAACGTTTGAAGGCATTGCTTGCTGAAGTGAAAAAATTGTAATGGGTAGTCATGCACTATTATCCGCATCAGCATCCAAGCGATGGATGAACTGTACACCATCGGCGAGGTTGGAAGAAGGCTTTGCGGATACAACAAGTATTTATGCCGAGGAAGGCACAGCAGCACACGCTTTGGCGGAGCATAAGCTACGAAAGAATTTAAAGAGACGATCCAAGCGACCAGTGTCAACATTCCAATGTGATGAAATGGAAGAATACACAAATGACTATGTTTCTTATGCGATGGAGCAAATTGAAAGAGCCAAGTTATCATGTGCTGATCCAGTTGTTCTAATTGAACAGCGCTTGGACTTTTCTCCTTGGGTACCAGAAGGCTTTGGAACTGGTGACCTCATCATCGTTTCAGATGGCACACTTTTCATCACAGATTTAAAGTACGGAAAAGGTGTAGCAGTATCAGCCGAGTGGAATCCACAAATGATGCTTTATGGATTAGGAGCATTACATTTGTTTGATGCTATCTATGACATTGAAAGAGTCAACATGACTATTCATCAGCCACGCATTGAAAACATTAGCACCTTTGAGTTAGAAGTAAAGGATTTACTAAATTGGGCGGAGCAAGACTTAAAGCCAAGAGCAAACCTTGCCATTAAAGGCGAGGGAGATTATCTGCCGGGCGATTGGTGTCGTTTTTGTAAAGCTAAGAATCAATGCCGAGCAAGAGCTGATGAGTTCTTAAAGCTGGCCAGGTTAGAATTTGCACCGCCGGCCTTGCTATCTGATGAGGAGATAGCCAATGTCTTAACACTTGCTGATGAGTTGGCAAAGTGGGCATCAGATATTTATGCCTATGCCCAAGATGAAGCCATCATCAAAGGAAAGGCGTGGAGTGGCTTTAAGTTAGTGGAAGGCAGGAGCAATAGGAAGTACACAAGCGAAGAAGGAGTAGTAGAAGCTGCCAAGGGTGCAGGATATGAAGATATCTACAAAAAATCGCTTATTGGTATTACCGAGATGGAACGATTGATGGGTAAAAAGAAGTTTGCAGAAATCTTGGGGACATTGGTGTATAAGCCACAGGGCAAGATTACCTTAGTGTCAGAAGCAGATAAACGACAAGCAATAGAAAAAAGTACCGCCGAGGCGGATTTTAAGGAGGAAGCATAAATGAGTAACGAAGTACAAACAAAAGTCATTGTTCCTTGCAGATTTTCTTATCTGCATTGTTGGGAGGCTGAGTCTATAAATGGTGGAGAGCCAAAGTATAGTGTATCAGCGATTATTCCAAAATCGGATACTGAGACGATTAAGAAAATCCAAGCTGCAGTGGAAGTGGCAAAGAAAGAGGCGGTTTCAAAGTGGGGCGGGAAAGTACCACCAAACTTAAAACTACCTCTGCGAGATGGTGATATTGACCGGCCAGAAGATGAGGCTTATAAAGACAGCTACTTCTTCAATGCAAATAGCAGGCAGGCACCACAGGTAGTGGATGCAAAGGTACAGCCTATCTTAGACCAGTCGGAAGTTTACTCTGGTTGCTATGGCAATATCAGTGTCAACTTCTATGGTTACAACAGTAACGGAAATCGAGGCGTTGCTGCCGGGCTTGGCAATATTCAAAAAATCCAAGACGGAGAAGCCTTAAGTAGCAGAAGCACCGCAAACGAGGACTTTGAAACTGTGGAAGAAGACGAATTCTTAAATTAAGAGTAAAGGCGGGCATAAGTACCGCCTTTTTTGAAAGGAGTAATCATGGCAGAGATATGGACGGATATAGATGGGCTTAAAGGCAAGTATCAAATCAGCAACAAAGGTCGATATAAAAGGCTTGCATCGTTTAAGAACGGGAGGAGATTGCCAGAGCAGATTTTGCCCTTAGATGCTGATACGGTCCACAAGATAAAAGAAGCAATTAAAAAGGGTGATAACACAATAAATATTGCTGAGTGTTTTGGTGTATCGAGGCGAGTGATTAGCAAGATAAAAGCAAAGAGGAGTTATGCATGGGCGAAGTAAGAAGTATGGCGATTGATATCGAAACATTTTCTGATGTGGATTTATTAAAGTGTGGGGTTTATGCATATTCAGACAGCCCAGCCTTTGCAATATTGTTGTTTGCTTATTGTTTTGATGATGGAGAGATAGAAATCATTGATCTAGCAAATGGCGAGGAGCTACCAAGTGGCGTGGTAGAGGCACTTATTGATGAAAATGTAATCAAAACTGCTTTCAATGCCAACTTTGAAAGGGTGTGTTTATCAAAGCATCTAGGTATCAAATTGTCTGCAAAGTCGTGGCATTGTACTGCAGTACAAGCCAGTATGCTTGCTCTGCCTTTATCCCTTAGTGGTGTAGGAAGTGTGCTTGGATTATCAAAACAAAAGATGGAGGAGGGCAAGGAACTCCTCCGTTATTTTTGTATGCCTTGTAAGCCCACTAAAACCAATCAAGGCCGAGAGCGAAACTTGCCACATCATGACATTGATAAGTGGGAGCGATTTAAGAATTATTGCATTCGTGATGTGGATGTAGAAAAGCAAATCAGAGGGAAGCTGTGTAAGTACCCGATATCCGAGCAGGAGCTATTGTTTTATCAGTTGGATCAAGAAATCAATGATCGAGGGGTATTAGTGGATAAGACTTTAGTGAAGCAAGCCATCATTTGCGATTTGCTCCATAAAGAGGTGGTGACGAATAAAGCCTATGAGATAACAGGCCTTGAGAATCCAAACTCTGTAGCACAGTTAAAGACATGGTTTGCCGGGCATGGACTTATGATAGAAAGTCTATCAAAAGCAGTTGTCGCAGACCTTATGAAAGAGGCAGATGGAGAAGTGTTTGAAGCATTAAGGCTTCGTCTTTTAATGGCGAAAACATCGGTCAAGAAATATGAAGCAATTAAGCGTTCCTTGTGTACAGACAAAAGAGTGCATGGATTACTACAATTTTATGGAGCAAACCGAAGTGGGCGATGGGCAGGACGCTTACTGCAAGTGCAAAATCTACCAAAGAATCATATAGCAGATTTAGAGGTTGCCAGAGAACTTGTAAAGAAAGGTTGTTTTGAAGCAATCGAAATTTTATATGATACAACACCGGGGGTGCTATCAGAACTAATCCGTACTGCCTTAGTTCCAAAGCAAGGGTGTAAGTTCTTTGTGGCGGACTTTTCAGCTATTGAAGCGAGAGTGCTTGCTTGGCTTGCGGGAGAGAAGTGGCGCCTTGATGTGTTCTTAACTCATGGAAAGATTTATGAAGCATCGGCATCAGCCATGTTTGGTGTACCTATTGAAGAAATCGGGAAAGGCTCGGAGCTAAGGCAAAAAGGTAAGGTTTCAGAACTGGCTTGTATTGCAGGGGGTAGTCTTGTACTAACAAATGAAGGTTTAGTTCCGATTGAAGATGTAACAACAGACCATCTGTTATGGGACGGTGAAGAATGGGTAAGGCACGAAGGCGTTGTTTATAAAGGGGAAAGGGAAGTGATTTATTATGACGGACTTAGGGCAACAAAAGACCACCTTGTCTGGGTGCAGGGGAAGGAAAAGCCGATATACTTTGGAGAATCCGCCAAAGGCAGAGAGCATCTCATACGAACAGGAAATGGTGGGAATGCAGTATGGGTGGGTGAAAATCATCTCAGCGGAAAAGAGATGGAACAAAGCAAAAAATCATTGCTATGTTTTTACGCAATGCACAGGCTGTGGAAGTCAGCAATGGCAAGAATTAAGCAGTTTAAGAGGTGGGAAATCAAAGGGATGTCAAAGTTGTTCACAGCCAAGGAAAATTCCAAGGTGGTTAGATCGAAGATTAACTGCAGCAAAGCAAAGATGCGAAAATCCGAACACCAGAAATTACGAGGATTACGGAGGGAGGGGCATTCGATTTTGCTTTTCTTCAGTATCCGAAGCAGGGCTATGGCTATTGGAAAACGTAGACAATGTAAGTCAGGAGTTGGAGTTGGACCGAATCAACAACGATGGGAATT